TTGACTTGTTCGGCAATAGAGTCATACAAGGCAATAGCAGTTTCTTTTGACCACTGCATGCGACCTTCTTCCACTTCCTTTTTCAGCACTGGCCAAGCAGTAAAGTAGCAGGAGTCTGTGTCACCATAGATGATGGCTTCGCCTGTGTGATCATACTTGCCAGTAATGCACTCATTGATATAAGCATCCATGTGCCGGGCAATGGCACGACCAGTTAATGTAGTTGACTGCCCAATTCTATGATCAAAAAATCTACAGCCAGGATTTAGAATAGCACCATACAACGAATTCAAGTTAATCTTCTTGACCAGCTGTCGCTTGTCCCAGAATGCTTCTTCTTTTTTGTCCTTAGCGATTTTTTTCTTGGCCTGCAGTTCTTTACGTTCCGCATACCAACGTTCTAGCAAGCCGGGAATGATACCCTTCTTCTCATATGTAAGTATAGTACCATTGGCGCTCATGATCCAGGGCTGGTTACTATCAAACATAATGGTCCAAATCTCAGCCGCTGAATGTGTGCTTTCTGTGCCGTCTTGCCAGTCAATGGTGATCTCTGTGCCACGTTGCTGTTCCATCACGGCAGTGTATTCTAAACTGCCAAACAAGCCCTCCCAGGCAGCCGCAAAACTTGCACCCTTGACCATCTTGTCTTTGATGTAGTGATCAGTCATGACGGGACGCAATTGACCTACCACTGTTTCCGGTCCCATATTCATGGCACGAATAGCACTAGGATACAGTGAGTTAATGTCAACCGAGCCAATCCAGTCATGCAAGCCTTTCTTGGGATACGCTACATAAGCACCCGCGGCCTGTGTGTCATCATCTGTTAGACGTTGCTTGCGATTGGGCACAACCATGCCACGTTCGTGTGCTTCATTGATAATGGCCTGCTCAGTCACTGCCACAGCACCCATTGTGGTTTGTAGTAGCACTGTGTTGGCATGTGCCAGTTCACTTGCAAGGCTTAAAAACTGTAGTTTACGATCCAATTTATGCAACAACAATGTATCTTGGCGATTGTATTCAATGAACTTTTTAAAGTGCTGATTGTACAATTGATCCAGTGTGCCTTCAAACTGTGTTTTACGTTCGTTAAGTTCGTATTCGCCAATGGCATCTAAACTGTATGAGTGGCGTTCTTCGTATGTGTACTTGCGATACAATTGCATATAGTCCATATGCACACGACCAACCAAGTCATATGTTTGATTCTCACTGCCAAAACGTTCAAACATCCGCATCTTGGGCAGTTGTCCCCACAAGCAGAACTTGCGGGTGTCGTCTTTGGATAGCACACGAGTGCAACGATTTACAGTATACGGAATATCATATCCCTCACTGTTCCAGCCACTCAGCACATCTGCATCTTCAATCAAGTCCAGGAATGTTTTGATCATGTCCTCTTCGCGATCAAACAACAGGGTGTTTTCAAAGTCCTTCACAAGCTCTTGAGCAGTCTCCCAGGTTATTCCTCGTGGAGGAACTGCCAGTGTGACCAATTGATCCAACCAGTTTAGGTAGACCGAGATTGCAGTGATAGGATTGAATGGATCACTTACTGGCGAGAATCCTCGATCTTTGTCAAAGTCTACCTCAATGTCAAAAAATGCAACATTGAGTTCTGGGGCGTCTTGGTCTTTGTAGTTTTCTTCCAAACAACGAAAGATGGGATTGATATCACTCTCATACAATTGCTTGCTGGAGTGCATTTTAACTTCCTTGCGGAACTCTTTGTTGTTGCGTGTGCTGAAACGACTGACGGGAGTGCCATAGATACTTTGGAACTTGCCTCGGGCATCGTCGTAGTAAAAGATGTAGTTGGCAGGATACTCTTGGTATCTCCTCACGCCGTCTCGGCGTTCTACAACATGAATGCGATCGTGTTCACGATCAAAAAGTGCGTCAATATAACTCATAGTCTCCGTTTGTGGCCGGTAAGCCGTGATTCATGCTCGTAACGTGAGCGACTCGCTGTTGAGACAGATATTTATAATGTTTTGCCAACGGTTTCTAGAATTGTTTCTAGTGTTTCGTGGTCTTGCTTCTCTTGACCAAAGCTGGCTTTGTGTGCCAACTTAACTGCCTTTTTAAGAATAGCCGGTTTGACTTCTAGTTCCTCTGCGACAGCTTTGATAGTGTCATTGAGGCCTCCTTGAAGCGTATCAATTTCGTGCATGACCTGCATGCCTTCGTTGATAATTTGAATGAGTTTGATCTTTTGATCGCCGTTGAAAGATTTGGGTTGTGACATAAAATTTCCTTATGTCTAAGTATACACTGTGCAGAGCACAAAAGCAACAGGTACTTTACTCTTTTATATAAACTCTATCCCAATGCTGATATTTTTGGCCACAGTGTGAGTCGCACAAAATTATTCGACCATCCTTGTATTTTTCAATGGCCCATGCTTGTTCGATTTTGTTAAACCACTCAATGGCAGTCTCAAGCCCTACTTGCCATGCATTGTTATTGAATCCCACCAGCAATTGTTTCAACTGAGCATTGGTTTGTTGATACCATGTGCCGCTGGCATACGTAGTGGGAAATGATCCAAGATAACAACAAGGGTAAATTGATGCGTCGGCTGCCATGTAAATTGATTTTGCTTTGTTCGAGTAACAATCAAGATGCTGTTTCTCTTCGGGCAACTCAATCAATCCATTTTTGTGCCACTGTATTATGGATTCTAGTGCATTGGCTTCCGTTGGCTCTGCACCGCCAAGCATGTGAGATACTGTACCATCTCGGTTATATACTGGTCCAAAATCTCTGCCATGGTCTGTTAAATCAAATCGATCAAACCCCAACTCGGTTGCCAGTGCTTTGCATTGTTCAATTTGGTGCTCGTTGTGTTTGAACTTGATCATTTTCCAAATGGCATACCCACCAGCATCAATGAATGTCTTTGCATTGCGTATGATTGTATTCCAGTTGGTATCCACACGATATAACGAATGAGTGTCATCTAGGCCATCGATGCAAAAACTGATTTGCACTTGTTTGCCCCAAGAGGCTAATTTTTTCCAAAACGCTTGATTTCTTGCACTGCCATTGGTACTGATAAAAATTTGTAATTTTTTATTGTATTGTAACAATAATTCAATCATGTCCGCTGCCTCAGGATTTGCAATAAAATCTCCAAAATTACCACAAAAGTCAACCGACTCCAATTGGTTAATAAAATCATAAGGAAAAATTGTACGGAACGTTGTCAGCGGCATTGATAGCTCGGGATATCCAAAATTATGTGGATATCCACGAGCATTTCTTGTGCATTCGGGACACCTGGCATTGCATGCTGTTGATATCTCTAGGTGTAAGTTTTTTATATTTTTATAGGCTATCATAGTTTTCAACAAAATTTAAAATATGGTCAGTGCTTGTAAACCCATCGAGTGCTACTTTTTTAATATGGTCGGGGGTTGGCAGATTCAGCCATTCGAGTACCGGGACTTTGATATAATACTTATTACATACATTGTAGAAGATTATACTTTTTGTTACCCAATCTGTTGTGCCGGTTAAATCCATACAAGGACCGTGATCCAGCGCCTGATCGATTGCCTGCCACAATTTCACTGAATCAATATACCGTTGGTGTAGGTTGGACCACTCGTGCAATTTAGTTTGTAGCAATTGATCGTTTATCACTGTTAGATTTAAGTCTCTAGCTAATTTTCTAAAAGTGCGTTCCGTGTCAACAATAAAATTTTTTAAACTGACATTAGTGACATTGGAATATCCACTGGGACAAAATTTAGGAAATGTAGAATTAACGTTGCGCCAAATCATTTGGTTTGAAGTCCAGGGAGTCTTTTCACAAGGGCCATTTTTGATTTGTGCCGTGGGCAGTTTAAGATCAAGCCATTCATCCCATGTCATGCGCAGTGCCTTGACCACTGACAATTCTAATAGTGTTATTCGTACTTCGGGTTCAACACATACCTTGATAAATCTTGCATTTGGAAAATAATCTCTAATTTCTTGGTCCTCAATGTCATGCCCAGCATCGTGTATGATAATTTTTATATCATTGGGATCTAGTGGGCGGAATGACGTACAGTCAAATTGATAAGTTGGATCGCGATAGCGGAACCAAGGCAAAATATATCGATGTTGATGATGAGAATCGCCAGTGGTGGAAAATTGCAATTCATCCTGCACTTTGACAGTTTCTTGTGTGAAATGAGTCAACAGATAAAAAATGAAATGTCCAAACCCTCCTGCGGGATACGATATCACTAGAATTTTATCGCTGGTGCGATCAACCGGATACTTTTTAAACCGTGGATACTTTTCCTGCACAGTAACTTAGTCTTGTAGTTGTTGTTTAAATTGTTCTACATCAGGCGGATTTTCGCCGCGCCCTTCGACAAAGTGTGTTTCAGACAAGTAACCAGCATTCTTGCCAATATGTATTTGTACTAGGTCGCGATGATCAAATTCAGGATACTTGACCCAATTTGATGTGCTGTGTAGTTGATTGGTGTCAAACAATACTCCGCATCCTTTTTTATAGGCAAACACACCATCCAGTGTGAGCCAATCGCAATAGTTGTGATTTCTACCGTACACAAGTTTATCCATGTGATCTAGATCATGTTCTTTGCTGGAATTGTTTTTTCTAGGAGTGTTGTACGGTATTGTGTACAGAAAGTCTCGCATGGCGCTGTTGTCGTTGGCCATCTCTTTGAACACAACTGTTTTAAATTTAGGCTGATCCTCTAAGGCCAGTATAATAGTGTGTGTTGGCTGGTCACGATCTTTGCCGTATTCGTCTACGTGTAGTTGATGACAGATCGATTGTCTCTGATAATTGGCCCAAATTGGCGGACTATCAGGGAAAAATTTATCCACTAGATTGCGTAATATCTGCCAAGGCTCGGTGTGTTCGACTATGAGAAGTCGACGGTCAATAAATTCCGAGTTATCACGATACGGGTGATCAGCAGCCGGAAATGCATTCTTGTATGTAAGATGATTGTTTCTCTCCCAGTACTCTTTTAACACAACGATATCATTGTCAGTCAGTACATTTTCTAATATTTGCATGATAACCTTTTGAGTATATGTTGTTAATTATCAGAGTAAGTAGAGAAACTGAAATTTAATGCTCACTTTGTAGTCCGCGGTAGCGAATCGCTTTCCACACCCAGCAGCCGGGGCACACTAACGGTAACAAGTACCGGTCCTAAGGTGTGTTCTTACTTGGTAATAAGATTAAAGTCTTGAATGGCATTGCAATAATCAATCCATTCTTGTGTTATTGTTCCGCACTTGCTGGGAGAATTTTCAGAATCTGGTTTAGTAGGATTAGCATCCTTCCAGGCGCCGTGTTCAACCATGCCTTCTTCCCATGCGGCCCATCTTTCGTCTGTTTCTCTGATCCATTCGTCAAAGTTTAATTTTCCATCGTCAAAGTGCCAAACTACGTTATTAACATCAGTCCATGTTGCCATTTTATTTTTCCTTGTTATCTAGCCATTTTTTGGCTGTGGTTTCTTCTGCGTAAAGCACCAATTCTGGTCACCTCATTCAGTAGATGTGAACGGTGTGCCTGACTTGATTCAGACACTAGCCCGTGGCGTTGGAACTCTCTGTTGATGTATTTTTTAATAAAAGCAATATCATCGCGAGTTTCAACAGTTTCTAACATTTTCTTTACTTGCTCAATTGTTTCAGGCAGAGCCGGTGCACCAATTTTCTTAACATATTGATTAGGAGTTAATTTCTGATCAGCAGGTGCTTTAGGGGCACCAGGTGCTGCCGGCATCGCAGGTGCTTTAAATCCCATAGTTGTTTTACCATATCCAGTAGGACCGCTGCCAAAGTTGGCATTTTTTGCAGGAGCTTTTGTAGCTGTCTTGGCATACTTGTCCATACCGGGCATTTGCATTACATTAGTAGCATTAAACGACGTTGTGTTATTTGGTTGTGTAACCTTACCTGGAGTAGTACCGGGTGCCGGCGGTAATCCAGCAGTTGGGCCACCAGTAAGTGCAGGTTGTTGTGCTCCGCCTGCTGCCGAGATTGATGCAGTTGTTGCTCCTGAACCATACATTCGTGCTAGTTTTTCTTTTTCGTAAGGCTTGCCAGTTGCCGGATCAATAGCGTAAATGTCACCAGTCTGGACGCCAGCACCACCTTGAGGTTGTGGTGCGGGTGTGCCATTGGGAACTGTGGCCGATGCTGTGTAAGGAATACCCATCTTACCGTACACATCAGTGATAACCTCTTGTGGAACACCTTGCTGTGCCAAGAAAGCCGCAATTTGATCAGAGTCAGTAAAGTGACCTTTTTGTTCCCATTCTGTTTTGAGTTTGGCAGCAGTGACTTTGCGTGTGAAGTTCTGTGCTTGTTTGCTGAGATAACCGCCAACCTTGCCGGCGGTTTTGTCCAGCCACTTCAGTCCACGGCCAATCATGCCAGGCTTTACTGCACCAGTTTGGTCGGCAGCAGGCATGTCTTGACGGGGCACAGCAGGTATGTTTGTGCGATTAGGACCCATTGCATCAAGTTCTTTTAACAAAGCACGACGATGACGATCAACGTTTTCGATCACAGTGTACACACCTTTACGTGTCAAGTGTATGTTGCGAGCAGGTGCACGTCCTGTACTCTCGTTCAAGGCCCAGGCCATCACAGTAAGTTTCTGATCAATCAACTGATCGGCAGGAATAATTTTATAATTGATTGATTCATTTTTTGGTCTAAATGGACTATTTGCCAGATCTGCAGCCGTTGCATTCGGGTTCATGTTTGATGGATACATTGGCGCCAAGCCTTGGGGGTTCCGCCACGAGCCGTCGGGTTGTTGCACAGCATTTGGAAAGCGGCTCTTGAAGTCTGCTAACCAATTGTCGTAAGCCGCTTTTTGTCCAGCAAGTTCTTCGGCCTGCAAACCAGGATTTGGAGCCTTAAAGCTACCCTGGTCATTGACAGGTATACCATATTCAAGTTTTTGTCCCATGCTGTCTGCAGTGACTGGTCCAGGCTTGCTATAATCAATTTTATTAAAATCTGGATCACCCATTGGTGCTGGTGTTGACGCTGGTGGCACAGTGTCTGTTGGTCCAGGTTTAACTGCTGGTGCATTGGGTTTAGTAGGACCTTCCCACCCTTGCCACACATTCTTTATTGGTTC